ATCACGTCGCTCGTGAAGCGGCTGGTGGACGCCGGGATCACCACGCAACAGATCGTGGACATCTTCAGCGGCGAGAACATTGACATCTTCGGCGTGCTGAGTGCGTCCGCCCAGAAAGGTGCGGGCGGACTTGAGAGCTTGCGCAATGCCCTGAAAGACGCGGGAGGCACTTCCGAGGAAGTGGCCCGCATCATGGACGATAACTTGAACGGTGCGATCCTCAACGCTCAGTCCGCCATGGAAGGCTTCGTCATTGCCGTGGGCGAGGCCGGGGCCACCGACTTCCTGCGGGGCGTACTGGACCAGACCGCCAAGTCATTTCAGGCGTTCGAGGGTGCGCTGAAGGCCGTCTCTGCCGCGACCACAAACACAGACGGCACGCTGACCGCCCTCGGCGTCACGCTGGACATAATCATCAAGGTGGCTGCTGCCACCGCCGCCGTGCTGGCCTTCGAGCTGGCCATGAAAGGTCTGGCCGTTGCCTTCGGCTACGTGGCTATCGCTGCGGGTGTGGCGTGGAAGGCCATCCTTAGCCCGCTGGGTCTGATCGGCGCTGGCCTCGCCGTGGGCGGGGCGCTGCTTGAGGCGTTCGCGCAGAACTTCAAAGAGGTGCGCGCCGTAGCTGACGCCCTGTATGGAGCCATCCAAGGTATCGTCGGCGGCGTGCTTGAGATGATCGGCCTCAAAAAGAGTGCCGAGCTTGAGGCCACCAACGTGGTGGTCGATGAGACTACCCGGCTGGTCAACGAGTACACCGCCGCCATGGGCAGGCTTGGCAGCGCCAGTGACGAGACGGCGAAGGCCACGCTGGAGAGCTTCAAGCAGTTGAAGACCCCGCTTCAGAACCTGCTGGATGACCAGCGGCAACAGCTTGCCGACCTGACCAAAGACCGCGAGGACGCCGCCGCCCGGTGGGTGGAGCTTAACGGTGCGCCGATCCGGGGCGAGAGTGGCAACCTGACCAACTCGGGTATCGGCTTCGAGCAGACCCAGAAAGACGTGGACGCCCAGATCACCGCCATCACCGGCAGTGTTCGGAAGCTGGAAGCGACCCTCAGTGGGTCTGGCCTGCTTGAGTACCAAGCGCAGGTAGGCATCACCTTCCGCGAGAATGAGAAGGCCGCGAACGCCCAGCGCAAACAGCAAGAGGCTCTGGACGCCGAGACGCAGAAGGCCGTGGACGCGGTGCTGCTGGGGCTGGGTGAGCGCAAGCGTGCCAGTGCCGCCCTGCTGGCTCAGGGTGACCTAGAGGGCCAACAGCTTATCCAGCTGAACCTGTTGCGTGAGACGGACGAGGCGCTTCGCAAGGCCGGTATCGAGAGCGAGGGAGCGCGCAAGGCGATACTGGACGGGATGCTGCCCACCATCGAGGCTATCGCGGTGGCCGAGAACCAGCGCGCCGAGAACAACGCGGACAAGAAGATCATCGACAGCCTGAAAGGGCAGAACGAGGAGTATCGCAAGCTAGAGGAGCGGGTGATCCGCCTGCGGGACGAGAGCAAGCTGACACAGGGCGACGTGAACGCCGTGCTGGCCAATAGCTCGTACCAGAAAGGCGCAACCGAGCTTCTGAGCCAGCTTGGTCCCAAGGAACAGGCCGAGGCCGCGAAACGTGAGGCGCTGGCCACCAACGCCGCCCTGCTTGCCCAGTTCGAGCAGTACCTGCGGGACGGTACGGTGAAGTTCGCAGACGAGCAGGGCGTGCGCAACGCCATTGCCGCCAAACTGGACCAAGACCTCGGGGCTGTATTGAAGGCCCAGAAGGCCGAACGCGACGCCCTAGACCAGTCTGTCGGCTTTGGAGCCGCCAATGATCCCCTTCTGGCCGGTACGCTGCAACAGGACTTGGCCCGCATCTCACTGGAGGAGGACACCAAGCGCGCCCTGCTGCTTGAGAAGTACAATACCGGGGTCGTGGATTATCAAGGCTACAAGGATAGGCTCGCCGCCATCGACGCCGAGAGCGGACGCCGGAAGAAAGCCGCCGAGATAGCCAACGCACAGGTGATGCTGGCCGCTGCCCAGTCCACTGGCGAGAGCATCACGGGCGTACTCAAGGAAACCTTGGGCGAGCAGTCGGTGCTGTACAAGATCAGCTTCGCCGCCACCAAGGCGTTCGCGATCGCGCAGTCGATCCTGAACATCCAGACCGCCCTGTCGAGCGCCGCCGCCAGTCTGCCCTTCCCCGCCAACCTTGGGGCCATCGCTACGGTGGCTGCCGAGACTGCCAGCATCATCTCCACCATCTCCTCGGTGGCCTTGGCGATGAAGGATGGCGGACCCGTGGTGGGCCGGGGCGGACCCCGCGATGACATGATCCCGGCCATGCTGTCGAACGGTGAGTTCGTCATCAATGCCGAGGCGACCAAGCGCAACCGCGCCCTGCTGGAAGCGATCAACGGCAACCGCAGGTACGCTGACGGTGGCTATGTCGCCATGTCCACGGGCGGGTCCGGTGCTGTGTACCGGGGTGCAGGCGCAGCCGAGGTGACGGTCAACAACACCTTCAACATCGGTGCCGGTGCTTCCGACACCCCCGAACGTCAACGCGAACTGCTGGCCCAGATTGACCGCCAGTCCAAGGCCAGTGCCCGTATGGCTATCCGTGAGGAGATGCGGGCGAACGGTATGCTGGCAAACGTGAGAGGCTAACCCATGGCGTTCAACCTGCCTGCCGGACTGGACTACTCCTATGGTGCCGACATGTCGGAAGACGATGTGGTGCACGAGGTGAAGTATCAGGACAACTACAGCGCCCGCTCCAACAGTGGTGTGCAGACGCCGCGCGAGGTGTGGCGTATCGGATGGTCGCAGATCACCTATGCCGAGAAAGAGGCTCTGAAGGCAGTGTTCAGACAGAGCCGGGGCGTGTATGGTGTGAACCTCACCCCGCCGCAGGCCAGCACGCCTATCGTCTGTGTGGTGACCAAGCCTTCGTACAAGCACGTGGGCTATGACAATTGGGAGGTGACCGCCACCTTCCGGCAAATCTTTGACGAGGAATAAATGGCCACCCGCCCGATAGTCGAACACATTCAGCGTCACAGCCTTGGGGCCGAGGTGACGCTATACGTGATGGACCTGTCCCTGTACGGCCTACCCATCCAGCGTCTTGTGGGTGGTGATGAAGGGGTGGCCGTGCATGACGTGGTGTTCGACGGCGACACCTACAGCGGCTGGCCGGTGAAGACTGAGGGATGGCAGGCCAGTGCCGAGGGTGTGACCCCCCGCCCCACCTTTACCGTGGCCAACGTGTCCGGCCTGTTCACACCCCTGATCGCCGCGAACAACGATCTCAAGGGCTGCCAGATTACCCGCATTAGGACGTATGACCGCTATCTGGATGGAGGGGCCGACCCCGACCCCAGCCAAGTGCTGCCACTGGACGTGTACATCATCAACCGCATGACCATGCTGTCGGACACGGAGGTGTCGTGGGAGCTGATGAGCTACCTTGACCAGCAGGACGTGATGCTGCCGGGACGCCAAGCCCTGCGGGACTACTGCGGCCACACGTACAGGCGCTACGTCAGCGGTGCGTTTGACTACACCAACGTCTCGTGCCCCTATACCGGGACCACCTACAAAGACGATCAGGACGTGACCACCACGAACGCCAATGACCGGTGCGGCCGCCGCCTGACCAGTTGCCGGGCGCGCTTTGGGGCCAACGCCGAACTGCCGTTCCGTGGGTTCCCCGGGCTGGCCCGTTTTCGGGCAGGCTGACGGGACGCTATAGGAAGTCCGTAGGGAGACGTTATGCGTCGAGGCGACTACCTGACCCCCGACCTCAAGATCGCGATACAGGCGCACGCAATCGCCGTCTATCCCCATGAGGCGCTGGGTGTGTTGACCCCCCGGGGCTACGAGCGGATGGAGAACCTGTCCCCCACCCCGGGCGAGCGGGGCCAGTACGACCCCAAGGCCATGCAGGCCCTGTTGATTGCGGGGGAGCTACTGGCCATTGTCCACAGCCACCCCAACGGCCCGAACGCCCCCAGCGGGGAAGACGCCGCCTTGCAGGTGAAGCTGAACGTGCCGGGCGTGCTGGTGGCCACCAACGGAGACGGCTGCATGGAGCCGGTGGTCTGGGGTGACATGTTCGAGCCCGACCCCCTAGAGGGCCGGGGGTTCCAACACTACGTGCACGACTGCTTCGAGCTTGGCCGGGACTACTACTGGTTCAAGACCGGGAAGCGCCCGCCCCCCTTCCCCCGCAACTGGGCGTGGTGGCAACAAGGTATCGACATGGTGGGTGCCCACTTTGCAGACGCCGGGTTCCGCGTGCTGGATGATGAGGACGTGCGGGCCGGGGATGTACAGGAAGGGGACGCCATTGTGGTGGCGACCGGGCGCAACCCCCAGCAACCTCAAGAGCAGGTTGCGCCGAACCACGTCTTGATATATCTCGGCAATGGGACAGTGCTGAACCACTCCTCCTCCCGCCACCCGTATGATCCGTCTCGACTTAGCCGCGTGGAAACACTGAGCCGGTGGATACCCTACATTCAGAAATGGTTGCGACCCGATGAGAACCGTCAAGCTCTATGGCGACCTTGCTCTCAAGTACGGGGCTGAACACAGTTTCGACGCCCGCACTCCCGCCCAGTTGATCCGCGCCCTATTCGCGAACCACAAAGGCTTCCGCCAAGACCTTGCGCAAGACAACTGGCACCTGATCTGCGGCGAGGGTGACAGCGCCCGCCCGGTGGCCGTGAACGATCTGGAGTTCCCCGTCTCCCGGCGCGAGCGAACCCTGCACCTTGTGCCCCAGAGCTACCGCGTGGCCGGTCTGGACCCCTTCACGCAAGCCCTGATCTGGGCCGGTGTGGCGCTGCTGACTGGCGTGGCTGTGGCGCTGGTGCTGACACCCAAGATCGCAGGCCCCGATCCGAACGCCCGCGAGACGGAAGAAACCAACAGCTATGTATTCGACGGCCCGTCCAACGTGACGGAGCAGGGCCACCCGGTGCCGCTGGTGTATGGCCGTATGCGCGTGGGCTCCATCGTCGCCAGCGCCAGCCTGACCAACGCCCGCTCCGTGCCGTATGACAGCTACGCAGGTGGTGGTGCGGACTACACGGGAGACGCCACCCCGGGCTGGCCCGGTGCGTCTGGTTCCTTCGTGGACTGGGTGGTGGCGAAGGGCGGAACGGAAGCACCGCGTGCTGCTGTGGAAGACCCCAACACGTTGCAGAGCCAAGCCACCGCCCGTCTCGTGGACGTGGTGTCGGAAGGTGAGATCGGCGGTCTGGTGGGTGGACTGAAGGGCGTCTACTTCGATGATACCCCGGTACAGAACCCAGACGATACCTTCAACTTCAAAGGCATCGAGATCGGCACCCGCGAGGGTACGCCCGACCAAGGCTATCTGCCGGGCTTCCCGACACAGGAAGCCCCCGTCACCATGTCTTCCACCGCCGTGACCATTGCGGGCGGACCTGTGACTACCACCATCACCAACGCGAACGCCGACCGGGCGCGCGTGACCATCCGCCTGCCCACGCTGACCCGGCAGGATACGACTAATGGCGACATGAAGGCCAACACCGTCACGGTGAAGATCAGCGTGCAGGCCAACGGTGGTGGCTACGCTGATGTGGTGACCAAGACGTGGAACGATAAATGCACCGCGCCCTATGATGAGGACTTCGAGTTCCCGTTGCCCCCGGGCGGTGCGCCGTGGAACGTGCGCGTCACCCGTATTACCGCAGACAGTGTGGTGGCGACGGACAAGAAAGACACGTACTTCCACGCCCTGTCCGAGATCATCGACGCCAAGTTCTCGCACCCCGACACCGCCATGATCGGCGTCACACTGGACGCCCGCCAATTCGGAACGAGTATTCCCCGCCGCAGCTACCTGCTGGACGGCATCAAGGTGGAGATACCGAACAACTACAACCCCACCACCCGCGTCTACACGGGCGTGTGGGGCGGGACGTTTACCCGGGGCGTGACTGCCAACCCGGCGTGGGTGTTCCGCGACCTGTGCACCAACACCCGGTACGGCCTCGGACGCCTGATGGGTGCGGCTGCGGACAAGTACGACCTGTACGCCATCGCCCAGTATTGCGATGAGATGGTCGACAACGGCTTCGGCGGCACAGAGCCACGCTTCCAGATTAACGGCGTCATCAATACCCGGGTACAGGCGCTGCGCCTGCTGCGGGACTTGGCCGCGGCTTTCGACGGGATGCTGTACGCGAGCAGCACCGCCCTGAGTGTGATCCAAGACAGCCCGCAGGCCCCCCTGCACCTGCTGGTGCCGGCCAACACCGTGATCGGCGGCGTGACGTACGAGGGTTCGGCCCGCGAGAATGTCTACAGCGCCTTCGTGGTGGCCTACACCGACACCACCGACAACTATCGCCTCGGCTACGTGGTGGTGGAAGACGACGACTATATGCGGGAGTTCGGCTGGAAGCCGAAAGACATCACCGCCTTCATGTGCACGTCGCGTGGGCAGGCCCTGCGCCTTGGCCGCAAGCTGCGGGATGACCAACGCTATCGCAACGCCATGTGCAAGTACAACGCCGGGCCGGACCACTCTCTGGCTGCCCCGGGTACCGTGATCGAGATCAACGACCCCAAGTTCACCGCCGACCGGCGCGGGGGTCTGCTGACGGCTGCGACCTCCACAAGCGCGACCGTGGACAAGGGTGTGACCCTGTCTTCCGGCCGCACGTACACGCTGAAGATGATGCTCCCCAGCGGAGCGGTGGCCACCAAGGTGCTGACCAACGCGCCCGGGGCCAACGTGACCGTGTTCACATGGTCCGGCGCCCTTAGCCCCGTGCCGGTCAAGGGTGCGGTGTGGTCGCTGGCCGATGACCTAGTGGTGAACCGCCAGTTCCGCATCATCTCCATCAGTGAGAATGCGTTCGGCGAGTACAGCTTGAACGGGATCTTGCACGACCCGAACAAGTACGCCCGTATCGAGGACGGGCTGGTGGCCGAGCCCAGCGATTATGTGGCCGTGCCGGGTGGACGTATTGACCCCCCCGCGTCGATCACGCTGCAAGAGTACATGAAGGAAGACGGCGACAGCACCATCCCCACGGTGCTTGTGTCCGTTGTGCCCAGCACCGACCCCAACGCGGTGGCGTACGACTTCGGCTATCGCGATCAGGATGACAACTCGTGGACCACCCTCCACGGTGGCGGCGTGCTGTGGCGTGAGTTCGTGAACGTGGCCGGGGGTCTGTACGACTTCCGCGTCCGTGCAAAGAACGCCACCGGCAAGGTAGGCCCATGGCGGACCTTCACGAACCAGACCCTCAACGGCCCCGCAGGCCCGTCTGGTATCCCCACGGTGACCGGGCTGGTGCTGTACAGTGACGGCACGAACGCCGTGCTGGACCTGCGCTGGAACGCCATCACGGACAGCCGCCCGCTCTATTATGAGATATACCGCCACGCCACGGTGAGCGACTTCGGCACCGCCACCTTCGTGGGTGAGGCGACGGACACCCGCTATGCCATCAGCCAGCCGGGCTACTACTTCGTGCGTGCCCGCTTCATGTCTGCGGTGGGTACACCTGCGGTGGTGAGCATCACCGCACTGGACCTGCTGAACCTGCGGGACGATCTGGACGATGTGATCCTCGCCGTCTCAACGCTCGAGCTTTCCAACAGCGCGCTGGTCTTCATCTACAAACGTAGCGCCAGTGTGCCGACCCTGCCGAGTGTGTCCGCGACCTACACCTTCGCGTCAGGCGTGGTGACCGGGCTCAACAACGGGTGGAGTGCGAGCGTCCCCGCTGCTGACGGCAACCCCCTGTATGTGTCGGTAGCCACCGCCTATGCCGCCGCCACCACGGATGCGATCGCTGCTGGTGAATGGGCCACGCCCGTCATCATGGCACAGGACGGTGCGGGTGGAACGAGCGGAAGCAGTGTTGCCACCGTGTACCTGTTCCGCCGCAGTGCGAGCGCCCCGGCTGTACCCTCGACCACCGCCACCTTCACATTCGCGACCGGCATCCTTACCGGGCATAACAACAGCTGGACCCAGTCTGTGCCCGCCGCCGATGGCAACCCGTTGTACGTGACCACGGCCACGGCCTTGGGCACTGGCGCAACAGATACGATTGCGACCGGCGAGTGGGCCACGCCCCAGATCATGGCGTCGAACGGAACGAACGGCACCAACGGTCTCAACAACGCAACGGTGGTGCTGTACAAGCGGAGTGCGAGTGCGCCCGCGCAGCCGGTGATTGGAGACGGCACCGCAACCTACACCTTCGCGACCGGGGTTCTCACGACCGTGCCCAGCGGCTGGACGCAGGCCGTCCCCGCAGGCTCTGACCCCCTCTATGCCATCTATGCAGTTGCGTCCGCCAACACGGCCACCGACACCATCGCTTATACGGAGTGGTCTACCGCCGTGCTGTTTGTGCAGAACGGATCGAACGGTGTGGCTGGCCTCAACAACGCCACGGTCGCGCTCTACCAGCGGCACGCGACAGGCTCTGGTATCCAACCCGCATCTGGCACCTCGACCTACACCTTCAGTACCGGGGTACTGACTTCCATTCCGGCAGGCTGGTCCCAAGCGGTGCCCGCTGGCTCGAACCCGCTCTATGTCATTTACGCTGTGGCGAGCAGCAACACCGCGACGGACACCATCGCGTTCGGTGAGTGGTCTACCGCCGTCATCATGGCGACTGATGGTGCTGCCGGGGCCGCAGGCGTAAGTGTTGCGCAGGTGTCCCTCTACATCCGTAGTGCGAGCGCCCCGGCCCAACCCTCGTCAGGCACCGCGACATACACGTTCGCAACGGGCGTCCTTGCATCGCCGCCCGCAGGGTGGACGCAGGCTATCCCGGCTGCCAACGGTAACCCCCTGTGGGTCATCAGCGCAGCCGCGTCTGGTACTGGCGCGACAGACACAATCGCGTTCGGTGAGTGGTCCACGGCTGTGAACGTGCTGAGTGCCGGTGTGCAGGTTGCACAGGTGGTGCTGTACACGCGCAGCGCGAGTGCCCCGGCCCAGCCTTCAAGCGGCACGGCAACTTATACCTTTGCAACCGGCGTGCTTTCTTCGCCCCCAGCGGGGTGGACCCAGACACCCCCGGCACCTGATGGCAACCGCCTGTGGGCGATCTACGCCACCGCAAGCAGCGTCTCCACCACCGACACAATCGCGTTCGGTGAGTGGTCTACTGCTGTGGTCGATGCGCAGGATAACAACCTCGCAAGCGTGGTCCTGTACCGCCGCCATGCGACCGGTAGCGGCATCCAACCCGCATCCGGCACCGCGACCTACACCTTCAGTACCGGGGTACTGGCGACACCGCCGAGCGGATGGACCCAAGCCGTTCCGGCCAATGACGGCAACCCACTGTACGCCATCTACGCCACGGCTGCATCCAACACCGCCACCGACACTATAGGCTTCGCGGAATGGTCCACGGCCATTATCGTGCAGGGTGCCGGGAACAACGGGACGAACGGCGTCAACGTGGCGCAGGTGGCCTTGTATCGCCGCAGCGCCAGTGCGCCGTCACAACCGGTGATCGGTGACGGTAACGCCACGTATACCTTTGCCACGGGAGGCTTGGCGACACCGCCAGCGGGCTGGACCATTACTCCGCCTGCTGCCGATGGTAACCCCCTTTGGGTGATCTATGCGGTGGCTTCGTCCGCGACCGCGACCGACACCATCGCGTACACCGAATGGTCTACAGCGGTGCAGGTGCTGCCTGCCGGGACCAACGGAACGAACGGTCTAAACAACGCGACCGTGGTTCTCTACAGGCGTAGTGCGTCCGCCCCCTCCCAACCTGTCATCGGTGACGGTACGGCCACGTATACGTTCGCCACTGGCATCCTCACCACCATCCCCGCAGGCTGGACGCAGGCTGTCCCCGCAGGCTCCAACCCGCTGTACGTGATTTACGCGGTGGCGTCTTCGACCGGGGCGACTGACACTATCGCGTACACCGAATGGTCCACCGCCGTGATTATGGCGCAGGATGGGGCGACAGGTGCGGCTGGTACGAACACCGCACAGGTGGCGCTCTACATCAGGAGCGCAAGCGCGCCTGCCCAACCCTCCTCGGGTACGGCGACCTACACGTTTGCAACTGGCGTACTGACCTCTCCGCCTGCCGGGTGGACCACCACCCCACCGGCAACCAACGGCAACCCGCTCTGGGTGATCTACGCCGTAGCTGCCTCCACCACCGCGACCGATACCATCGGGTTCGCGGAGTGGAGTACGGCTGTACAGGTGCTGGTGGACGGCGCAGCCGGGGCCGCAGGCAACAGCGTTGCACAGGTGGCCTTGTACCAGCGGAGTGCGTCTGCCCCCGCCCAGCCCAGCACTGGCACGGCCACATACACCTTTGCGACGGGTGTTCTAGCCTCCCCGCCTGCTAGCTGGACGCAGACCCCGCCCGCGCCGAACGGTAACCCGTTGTGGGTGATCTACGCGACCGCCAGCTCCAACACCGCCACCGACACCATCGCGTTCGGTGAGTGGTCCACGGCTGTGATCTTCAGCCAAGATAACAACCTCCAAACGGTGGTGGTGTATATCAGGAGCGCCGCCGCTCCCGCGCAGCCGTCCTCCGGCACATCCACCTATACGTTCAGTACTGGGGTACTGGCCAGCCCACCCGCTGGGTGGACGCAAGCGGTCCCGGCTGCGAACGGTAACGCGCTGTGGGCGATCTACGCCACCGCGGCTTCCAACGGCACCACCGATACGATTGCCTTCGGTGAGTGGAGCACCGCGATCAAGGTTTCGGACCCCGGTACAAACGGGACCAACGGCCTCAACAATGCGACGGTGCCGCTGTACCAGCGTGCGGCGAGCGCCCCTGCACAACCCTCTGCGGGCACCGCCACTTACACGTTCAGTAGCGGCATCCTGACATCGCCCCCGGCTGGATGGACGCAGGCTGTGCCTGCGGGCTCCAACCCGCTCTACGTGATCTATGCTGTGGCGTCCTCCAACGGCGCAACCGATACGATCGCGTTCGGAGAATGGTCTACTGTTGTGATGATGGCCCAAGACGGGGCCACAGGTGCGTCCGGGAACAACGTCGCTCAGGTGGCCTTGTACCGTAGGAGTGCGACCGGCAGCGGCATTCAGCCGACAACAGGCACCGCCACTTACACGTTCTCCACGGGTGTCCTGACTAGCATCCCGTCTGGCTGGTCCCAGACCCCGCCCGCTAACGATGGCAACCCACTGTACGGCATCTACGCCGTGGCCAGTGCCAACACCGCGACAGACACCATCGCCTTCGGGGAATGGTCCACTGCGGTGATTGTGCAGGGGGCCGGGAACAACGGAACCAACGGCGCGGCGGGTGTGAACAACGCGCTCGTCTACCTGTACCAGCGCGCGGCCAGTGCCCCGGCTGTGCCCAGCACCACCACCACGTACACCTTCGCAACCGGTGTGCCTTCCGGCCATAACAACGGATGGTCCGCCACCGTGCCTGCCGGGTCTAACCCGCTCTACGTGACAACCGCCGTGGCCAGTGCGAACACAGCCACCGACACCATCGGGGCCGGTGAGTGGGCCACCCCTGTGATCTTGGCGCAGGACGGGG